TTAACTACTTCATAAAATTGATTTTTTATTGCAACCATTTAGAAATAATAATACCTATATAATTTATATTATACTCTCATTATGGACGCCGATGAAGATTTTGATATTAACGAAGAAGTTGAGCTGGAAGACAGTGATATTGAATTGGAAGACGGGTCAAATGAAGCAAAAACTGCTAGCAAACCTATCAAAATAAAGACTGATGATGACGATGACGAAATCGATAATGTATCTGATGACGATGACGAAATCGATAATGTATCTGATGACGAAAGTGAGTTTAATGATGGCGATTCCGTTGTTGATGAAAATATTAATAATAATATAATTCCTCCTGAAATTAGCACATTTGAACTATCAGATGATTCAGATTCAGATGATGACGATGAAAACTATTTACAAAAATTCGACGAAAGCATTCAAAATCGTATTATTGAGGATTATCACCCCGAATTGAAATCTCATAATTACGAAGAGATTAAGAACCTTTCGCGAGTAGTTCGCAATGACGAAGGTGAAATTATTGACCCATTACATAAGACTCTTCCGTTCATTACCAAATATGAAAAGGCCAGGATTATTGGAGAACGCACCAAACAAATCAACTCTGGAGCCGAACCATTGGTCGATGTCGAACCGTCGGTTATTGACGGCTATCTTATTGCTTTAAAAGAATTTGAAGAGAAAAAAACCCCGTTTATTCTGAAGCGACCATTGCCTAACGGAGGGTGTGAATATTGGCGTATGTCTGATCTAGAAATACTTGTTTAAACGCTTGGTAAATTCAAATCGAACCTTTGAATTTATACAACGGTAATATACCTATAAAAATTGATTTTACCACTTTTTTATTTGCATATAATCATATCTCGTATTACATATTAATTCATACGACTATTATGGTAGAAATTATTGCAGGCGGAGTATTTTTTGGAATTATGATTTTATTGGTTTTTGGAAAAATGCTGTCACATTCTAACAGGGTTTCTCCTTACCCTAGATAAAAAATAATATATTATAAGTATTGTATATTATTTTTGTATTATGATTTCCAATTTTTACCACAATCCAAACAAGTTATAAATATAGTTGCTGGTTCATCAGCACTACGTGTTTGTAATTCATAATATGTGCATCGTTTAGATTTACACTTTCTACAAGTGAACATGTCTGTGGACGCTTGTGTATTGTTTGTATATTTATTTTCATCACGCTTGCGTTTTTTATCTATTAACTCTTTCCATTGCTGGGGATTCATTTCTTGATGCGTCATACAAGCCAATGATTCACCGGTTATCTCACCACTATTTATATGTGATACCAAATCTTCATTTTTCAAGTTCATATAAATACTGCGAATACGGTCTGTATATAATTGGGTGAAATGAGGATTATCCCATTTAATTACCAATTTCAAGGAATTTGCTTCTTTTTCTGCAAATTCATATACACCTTCTTCTAGCTTACGAGAAAACTCTTCATTTTTGATCAGTTCGTCTAGTTTATTGAAGACATTTGTTCGAAACTCTTCTGGGTTATCTATTTTACGCATCTTGATTACTACTATTAATAAGAAACCTTTATGTTATTCATATTATATTTTTCATATTATATGAATCAATTTTTATTTATTGCCATCAACTTACGCTGCAACAATAAATCTACTATTTTTTCGTCTCCTTCAAACAAGTGAAGATGCTTTATATCCTCTAGATCATAAAATCCGATGTATTCATGAACGTTGATTTGCATAGTATCGAGACTCAGTATCTTTCCAATATAGAAATAACATTCGGCGAAACCTAATGTGGATTTATGAATATATTCTTCTATTTCAATGTGAATGTTTAATTCTTCCAACCATTCACGATGCAAACATTCATCCATTGTCTCGCCTTTTTCACACTTGCCTCCAGGGAATTCCCAATAATTTGGATTACTTCCTTTACTATCTCGCAACCCCATTAGAATCCTACCTTCATTGTCATACATAATCCCACACGCTACTTTCATTTTATCGTTATTTATTATACTATGAAATGTTTATATCTATTCTAATATGTGTTTAGCTAACTACTTTCAAAATCATCTGCTAATTCAGTGAATATAGTATTAGGTATAGTCCTAGTCGAAGACCTAGTAGAATATCCAAGGGAACTAACCGGTCGTGTATCCTCCTCTACATCGTCCGTGTCTAATTCTCCGTCAGTTGAACTGCCTGATGTATTGAATTCTTCACTCTCTTCTTCATAGTCTTCTACTACAAAATCATCTTCTACATAACCACTCTTAGTCCTAGGTTGCCCTTCGTCTTCATCTTCACTTTCTTCATCTGAATCGTCCAAATCTTCAAACCCGCCATATAAGGTATCATAAATATCTGTCCATTCTTCCACAGATAACGATTTCAGGGTTTCGTTCTTTTTTTTAACGACTATACAAGTGTTAAATAACAAAAGATTGTCAATGGGTGGCGGGAACTCATATTTATTTTCATAATTCGCTTTTCCGTCCGTTGCACCATATACACAATAATTATACATTTTTCCTTTATTATTTTCAAGTAGCCAGCTCCCTCGTTGTTTAAATATATCTGACGAATTCGCATTTGCTATCTTATATAAGTTGTCATCTGTTTCTTCGTGATAATTGGAAACATTCACACTACCGTGTCTATTAATTACTACCACTTTTACCATTATTATATATATAATAATAATGGTATTTATGTTTATATTTGTTCAATAAAATATTAATTCGTTTTGAGTTAGAAACTACATAAAATAGTATTTTTACACTGTATAATGACCCAACTTTTTTTACATATTATATTCAATATTTTTATATCTATTATTGTTCTTTATACGACACATTCTATTTGGGAGCACATGAAAAATATATACTCTGTGAAAAAAACCAAAGATTTAGCTAGTATTCAAAGTTTGAAATTCCAACAAATGATGGATAATATAAATACTACAAATAATATATCTATATCCAATACATTACAGCAAGATGATATTGAAAAATTGAATGCGGACCTAGAGCAATATATTACAGCACAGGTCGACGAAATTTAATAGTAATAGTAATATATTTTATTTTATTAAATCACATAAAGGTTTCTCCATATTAATAATATCTGGTCCATCATAATAATTGATTATCATGGAACTTATAAATCATGATTTAAACAGTATTATGCAGAATTATCCGAAATTCGAGTTATCTTACGAAACGGTTTCACAAAAAGGAGACTTATTGCAATATGACGCGTGTGTTGCTATACCTACTGGTAGGAAAGCATTTATATGGAATACTTTCCATAAAACGGAGGATGTAGTGTATTTGCTTGAAATCAACCGTAATAAACAAGTTGCTAAGGCTATCGTATTAAATAAAGGAAACATTCTTCCTCTTTGCCATAATTCGGTTGTATATGGGACCATCATTGAAAATGAAAACGAAACTGACAAATATTTTGTGATTGAAGATATATATTATCATAATGGGTTGTGCCTGAAAAATACTCCGTTTCATAATAAATTAGCTTATATCAAACACTTTATTGTAAATATTCAAACAGACGTAAATCAATTTATATTTGCTGCACCCTATATGTGGAATTGTCAATATAATAATAGCACTACCGAACTGCCTTTCATTATTGATAAATCGATACAAGAAAAACTGGGATATATTCCACATCATCTACAATATCGTTCAAAAGAATATATTTTACCTTATATAAATGTATTGATTAATCGAAAACTCAATCTTACCAACACACCGGTGTTGTCTAGTTCTGTCAATACATATTATATTTCTAGATATACAATTGATTTCTTTAAACCACAGTATAAATATAATACAGTATTTCAAGTTAAAGCTGACATACAAAATGATATCTATCATCTATTTGCGTTTGGTAATAAGAAAGCATTGATATATTATGGTATTATGTATATACCTGATTATAAAACCAGTGTTATGATGAATACTTTATATCGTAATATCAAAGAAAATAAAAATATCGATTATATCGAAGAAAGTGATGACGAAGAAGATTTTCAGAATACTTCTCCTGAAAAATATGTAAATCTACAAACAATATTTTCAATTGACTGCAAGTTTCATCGTAAATACAAGAAATGGTATCCGATTATTATAGCACCTTCTCATTCCAAAATAGTTCATATAAGCAAATTAGTTTCCGACTACTATAATTAACCACTGCAAAAATTAGATGATTTTTTATCTAATTTTTTAATTTCGAGTTATAATGAGTTCTTTTGATAGATTTTTTATGATCTTATTATCTAATTTGACTTGTTCGTATCCCACGTCGCCTAATACGTTTCTCATCATATCAATACATAATTTGTATTTCGGATGATCCCACTTATTGCATTCTGGGTATTCTTCTCGCCAAGACGGCAATGTATTACAGTTTTGTTTTGCTACAATTGTTATCATATCGCGCAACTTTATATTCTCACGACTATCCTTGCTCCATTCATCGTTATCTTTTATATACATTATTTCTCGTTTTAAATCTGTACAATGAAGTGGCCTTTTGGTTATATCCAAGTCTCGTATTCGTGATAATATCATTTCTGTCATACCAGTTATGTAGCCATTCTTTCCTATATTCTCTATATCTTTGAATTCAGCGTTTATATTTTCAATAAATTCAGACATATTCATTGCATCTTTGCAGGTAGTATTCAAAAAGAAATTTAAGTTGAACTTCTGGTTGTTATTGTGAGTTGTATTTGTGATATGATTAATTGTGGTTGTATCACTTACTGCTTCTACCAGTTGTTTTTGTAGTTTTTGATTCTCAGTTTGTTGCTGCAACATTCTCATATTTTGGTCAATTAACAACTCTTTGAAATCTTGATTTTGCTGCAATATGCTAACAATACAATTCGGTTCTATATTGTCGGGTCTGCTTTTATCATAAGACGATTGGGATTTGGGGATTTTTGGGGATTTTTGCGCACATTTTTTGCGATGATTGTATAATGATGCCCTATGAGAATAGCTCTTACCACAATCACATATCAAATTATTATGCAGTGGTTGTATTTTTGTTGTATTTTGTTGTATTTTATGTTTTGCAGTCATTAGGTGTCTCTTAAAATCTTTGGTATTGCTCGTAGTATAATCACAAAATAAACAATAATTTTTCATTGGGGATTTTTGGGGATTTTTGTTGTATAATTAATACAACGAAAAAATCCCCTAAATCCTTTCTGAACGAAATTATTTAAAAAAGGTTGCAGCAAACCATATTTTATTTTTTTCAGATTTAAAGCTTTATGCTTTAAAGTGAAAAATGAGTTTTTTTTCTGTAGGTTTTACTTTGAGATTTTTTTTTTTGGACATTTATTTTTGTCCATTTTTATTTTTCTCAAAGTAAAACTCAATAAAAAAAAAACTCATCATTTCCCATTCCTTACTGATGACTGCTTATTTTACAATTATATGTCTGGATATGTTTTTTATAACTTTGCTATCGAGCCGAGCTTTATATAAACCTACATCCCCAATTATATTCTTCATCATATCCATACATAGGTTATATGACGGATGATCAGATACATTGCAATCTGGGTGTTCTTTTCTCCATATAGGAACAGTATTATAATTTTGCTTTGCTACAATCGATATCATATCTCGTAATTTTGCATTGTCTGAACTATCTTTACTCCATTCATCATTGTCTTTTATATACATAGTTTCTCGTTTTAAATCTGTGCAGTGAAGAGGGCGTTTTGTGATATCTAAATCCTTTATACGAGATAAAATCATATTTGTCATACCAGATATGTAGCCATTTTTACCAATGTTCTCTATATCTTTGAAATTTACTTGTAAATTCTCAATAAAGTCAGACATATTCATTGCATCTTTGCAGGTAGTATTTAAAAATAAATTTAGATTGAACTTTTGATTATTATTTTGAGTATTATTTGTAATATTTGTAATAGTTTTTGTATCACTAGCAGCTTCTACCAATTGAGCCTGTAATTTTTTATTTTCGTTTTGCTGGTCAATCATAATTTGATTCTGTTCTGCAAACATTTGTTTGAAATCCTGATTTTGCGACATTAACAGCATAATGCTATCAGTTGTTATATTATTTGTTTCTACTTTGGTCGCATCGTCGTAAGAAATTACAATACATTTCTGTTTATGATACCATAATGAGTTGCGTGCTCCAAAATATTTATTACAAATCCGGCACATATGCTGCGGAGGGGATTTTTGCATCTTTTCTGTTCTATTTGTTCTATTTTGGTGTTTTGCAGTCAATGTGTGTTTCGTATAATTGCTTTTACTAATGCATACAAAGTTGCATTTTTCACATTCGTATTTTTTTGCATTTTTTTGCATTTTTTTTGTTCTAAATGTTGTATATTTATAGAACAGAAAAAAATGCATTTTTCCGAACCATTTTTGAAGGTTGGGTTGGTAGATGTATTTATTTTTTTCGGATTTAAAGCATAATGCTTTAAAGTGAAAAATGAGTTTTTTTTCTGTAGGTTTTACTTTGAGATTTTTTTTTTTGGACATTTATTTTTGTCCATTTTTAGTTTTTTCAAAGTAAAACTCAATAAAAAAAAAACTCATTATTATGGATCACACCATGATCACTAATTTACAACTTGCGAATCATAACATATCTGCATTAATACTATGATTTTATAATCATTTGTTGCAAATATAGAAATATTTAGAATAATATCTCAATATAATATATATATGGATAATAATATAGTTTCCCCTATTGTGTCAGCAAATCAAAAACAATTAATTGATAATAGTTTTTATATAACCTATGTATTTTTAATGACTACAGCTACCATAACATTTATTGAAGCAATGAGAACCAATGACCCGAAAATACGTAATATATTAAATTTAGAGACGTGTATATCTGTTGTAGCTGCATTCTTTTACGGTAAATTCGTAGAAACTGTAGAAAAAGAGCCGGAAATAGACTACGCAAAAATAAATAAAATGCGTTATACAGATTGGTCTATTACTACACCCATTATGTTATTAGTATTGGTACTCGCTTTCTTATATAACAGCAAAGGTGGAGCATTGCCTATCAGTAAATACGCGATCATATTGTTCTTGAATTACGGTATGTTGGGTTTAGGATACTTAGGTGAAACCGGTGTAATGTCAAAATGGGCAGCTAACGGCTTTGGGTTCGCATTCTTTGCTGGGTTGTTTGGCTATTTATATCAACAATTTATACACAATCAATATCATTTCGATAATATATTGTTATATATATTATTTGTGGTATTATGGGCGTTATACGGTGTGGTATATTTCTTAGATGAAGTTACCAAAAATGTATCATTCAATGTTCTCGATTTGTTCTCGAAATGTTTCGTCGGAATTTTCTTTTGGGCATATTTTACGAAGACATTTAAGCTGCAATAAAATATATCTATACATAGTATATATGTCCAGCAATTTGACACCTAATTTTCAGTATGAAGCTGGCAATGCTCTTCCCAATGATAATCCGAACATTATGACTGCAACAGTAGGACGTTTCAACTTAGATTCAATGTCCGCAGGGGGAATAAAGAAAAGAAAGAGAACCAAAACCGCAAATAAAAAATCAAAAAAGAGAACAAGAACAGCTAAAAGAAAGACATCAAAAAATAAGAAACAAAGAAAGCGTTAAAAATAATATAATTCATCTATATTATTTTTAGTTATAGTCCTTTGAACATCGACACATCAATTAAACATTTTGCAGGGGGTATTTTATCATCGTCATCATCATCTACGACCTCATTATTCTTGGTAGCAGGCAAGAACAAGGTCCGCCATTTTGTATTTTCACCATCATATTTATTGGAATCACACTGTATCATTTTATAATTACATTTTTTATAATAGCGCCGACGCTGAACCCATTGATTTTGAAAAATATCGTGTGGGTCTACAATATCCACAATAATTGGGTTTTCGTGTTTGACTCGTAATATCCTGCCGACCGATTGTGTAATAGCAGTCTTAGGTGTAACCATAACTAAAATGGAAAGAGTTTTTATATCTAATGCTTCGGCTGCCATAGCATATGTAGCCAATACAATTTGCTTACCTTCCGTTTCTTGCAATGCAGCTTGTTTCATACCGCCGACATAGTATCCGACTGTTGCAAACTCTTGATGCACGATTGATTCATACAAATATGTCAGCAATGACCGGTTATGACAAAGAATCATAATTTGAGAGCCTGTATTTTCAGATATTAAATCACGAACAACACGAATAATGAAGTCGCTACGCGGGCAAAATGCACATAATTTAGTAATCATCGTGCTATATTTAGCCTTTCCTCGAAAATCAACTGCAGTTTCATTGAACTCAGTATCAGCACACTGATATCGAATCGCACGAACACATACCGGGTCATCTTCTTCGCGGTCTTCCTTGTATATTTTTTCCCCGATGAACATATATAATACCTTGGTGAGTTGGTCTTTACGATCAACTGTTGCTGAAATGCCCAGCATATAAGGAGTAATTGTTTTGAATAATGTTCGAGAAAATTGTTCGCTACCGATTCGATGGACCTCGTCGACAATAGTGATACCAAAGCTGGAAAATGCATTGGCTGGATATTCTTTATCATAAATGGTTTGGATCATACCAATAACAATATCTTTATTTTCAACATCAAATGTGCCACCTTGTATCTTGCCAATTTTTGCTGTAGGGAGGAATTCTTGAATACGTTCAATCCATTGGTTCATAAGAAATTCTTTATGAACAATAATCAGAGCTTTTTTAGAAATATCCGATATAATTTTCAATGCCATAACAGTTTTACCTCTCCCACAAGGGACTTCCAGAATACCTCCACTACCAGGAATGCTGTCTATAGAATTACACAGAGGTCTATTGACATAATCAGTATATACGCCCACAATTTTATCCTGGTAATCGCGAAGTGGTTTAGCAAATGGTAAATGGATATCATCTCCTGGTTCTAAATCGCAACGATTTGGTATTCCATATCTTTGAATGCCATAGAAACGAGGTATATAAATTTTATTGGGGTTCTCCCTATATACCGGAAACGAAGAAGCCTCTGTATCAGCTCCATAAGACGCACCTAATATCTGAGGTTTTACAAACAAGTCTTTTTTTAAGAAATCGTATTCTTCTTTTGTCAATAAAGATTTAGAAATGGTATATCCTTTTTTTCCTATATATGCAGACTGACATATCGTGTTTTGGTATTCGATTGAAATTTCTAAATGGTCTTTGGTTTGTTTCTTTATTTTAGGACCGGTTTTGGTTTTGATAACCTTCTTCGGTTTGGAATTTAGATATCGATCCATATTATATTGTGTTAAAAAATAATTGCATTTAGGAATTATCAATTTTATATCAAGTTCCCTATCGAAAATAAATGTTATTGCAAATGAAAAAAATCAAGGTGTATATTATATAATGAATATGTTGAACTATTTCAAAAAAATGTCGCAATTAGAAACGGTATTAGCAATAATGTTCGCGTTATTTGTTATTTTACCGATTGATATGCCTGATATCTTGGCTAGTATGGTTGATTCGACTATTGGTCTCGTAGCACTCTTTGGTTTGGCGGTATATTTGTTTTTCAATCTTAACCCCGTGTTAGCGGTGTTATTTGTATTTGTGGCGTATGAATTACTTAGACGCAGTAGCAATAAAACTGGAAAAGCGATCATTATGAAACATACCCCCAGCCAAGAAAAAAAGGACGCCAAAATGAAGAAAATGAACCCGGTAAAGAAGGAGACATTAGAGGAAGAGGTTATTGATAAACTGGCACCGATAGGACGAAGTGATATTGCGTCTTATGTATCTACATCATTCAGTCCTATCGCCGAAGATGTAGGAACAGCTTCTAAATATTAAGCTATTGTTAGTAATAGACAAATCATAATATAATTTTTACATTATGATTATTCAACTGTTGATATATTTTATTTAGAACCATTCAATAGTAATGCAACCATAGGTGTGAACACTGTCGTATTGAAAAATAAGAATTCGCTAATCCAAAAGCGAGAGTCTTCAGGTGCAATTAACTTAATGAATATTGAATATATTACGAAGAATATGAACCATAGCGCAGCGAACATTAATGTTAATGCTTTGCTTGCAGCCAAAAATGGAAATTTTAATAACTCTGTAAACCCAATTGTAAGAATAGTTTCTCCTTCTTTATATTCAAGTGGAATAGGAGTTTCGTCTTCAAGATTTACTGTCATATATTCGGGGTCCCTCTTTTTTAATTTGATAATTGAATATCCAAATGCCGAAAATCCGGCTAGCAACATAAAGAAAATAGTGTATATACCTTTACCTTCCTTTGTCATACCAATTCGTAAGTAGTGCATTAAAAACACAAATATTAAAAATAGAACAGAATAATCCGCCATTCGAATGTATTTATGTAGTTCGGGTTCTTTGTCTGTCGTTTCTCCTATTTTCCAGCGAACAATATTATTCAGAAGGGCAATTTTATATACGTGAGGAATGGTCATCCTACAAACTACCGCCACCATTATGAATAAAAAGAAATTGCTGGTTATTTTGAAGAAATCGTTAGTTTGTTGTTTTTGGCTATCACCACTATTCATAATAGTGGAAGTATATGCAGTATCCGTTTCTTCACTTTCATCAATAGGTTGGCAATCTATATATACATCATCCATTCCTTCTTTCACATTATTCCCAAAAATGCTACCGATAAAAGTTTCTAATTTGGAATCTTTTTTGGCGGAAGCTTTATCCGTGTTAGTTTTGTTCTCTTCTTCTTCTTTTATGAGATCTATTACAAACGCTTCAGTAGGCGCGGAAGTGGTAAATAAATTGGTAGAAGTGGCCATATGTGCAGATATAAAATCGGCACTTTGTTTGGATATACCAATTGGTTTCATAAATACAAATACGAAATCACTTTCGCTTTCATAACGGATGCATTTTGGTTGTCCTTTGAAGACAGAG